AAAGATATAGAACAAATAGTCAAAACTGCTAAAGAAAACTATGCTGAAATTCTGAATTATCAGTATGAATACTTGAATAGTCGCTGGCTAGACACTAATTTTTATCTATACGAAAACATTTTCAATTCAATCTAATTTTTATTGGAGAAATATATGCAGACATTTATTATCTGGACAACAAAGAAAAACAGTTACATGGCACCTATTGAAAAAGCTAAGTTGCCTAAATCATTTGAACATTCATTTGAAATTGAATGTGATGTGCCTATTTGTGATAAAAAGGTAAAATTACCAAAGAAGATTGAAAAGATTGAACATATTTCAGGACTTATTCAGAATTTGCAAAGAATTATGAATGAGGAAGAATTAGCACCGTTTGAAGTAGCAGACGGCTAAGGTGGTAGACCACTGAAGTTTGTAGGCATCTTCGGTAAAAACCTTCTGTAACGTTTACAATAAAACGGAGGTATAGTTATGAAACTGTATGATTATGTAAAAGATTTATTCAAAAATGGACCTGAACTTTGGCAAGATGAAAAATACATTACCAATAGTAAAGGTATTCAAATCAAAAGAGATACTAAAAGACTTAGAGATATGTCACTAGGTCTTGTTTCTTCGTCTAATGCTGAAGAATGGTATAGAATTTGCAGACTAAACTGCGTTCCTGGCATTATCATAGAAGATTATAATGATAGTTGGGTAGAACTATTCAATGACAATGTAGCATTAGTCAGAAATGAACTAACAAAGATGTTATTGAGAGAACGTGGTAATAAATCAGCTAAAACACTATTTGATATACTTGAGAGAAGAGATAAAATGCATTGGGGAAAAGAAGATAGTAAAGTAGCTGAAATCAAGAAAGCAGATGGAGAAACTATAACATTTAGGTTTGAAAATGTCTAAAAGACCAGTATTTACAAGAACAGTTGATGAAAATGGTAAAATCTTTATAGATTGTCATTTACTAAAACACCAATCTGCAGCACGAAATTCAACAAAACAGATTTCTGGTATTGTTGGAGGTCGTGGTTGTGGCAAGTCTATTTTCTTGTCAGTTATGGCAATAGAAGAACTTATCCAAGGTGGTAAGATTATTCTATTTGCTCAAGATTTCAGAGCATTGATGCTTACCATGTTCAAAGAAATACAAGAAAGATTCAGAGAATGTAAGTTAGAGCCTATTGTAAATAACGGTTTACACTCTATCAAATTCGGTAAAGGTGAACTTTATGGTTTTTCTTACGAAAACATTGAGTCTGTTCGTGGTCTATCTGAATGTTCTATGCTTATTCTTGATGAATTTGCTATTGCACCTATCAACATATTAGAAACAGTTGCACCTTGTCTTCGTGGTTCTGCTAGACGTAAAAGAATTATATTTGGAACTACACCTCGTAAAGGTTCCATTTGGAATAAGTGGTTTAGAAATACAGAAGTAGATAAAGATGTATTTACTGCTACAATGTATGATAATACTGAACTTAGTGAAGAAGATTATAAACTACAAGAAAATGCTATCAAAGATGATGCAGCATTCCAGCAAGAAATTCTAGGAACTATATTAGACGATGATGTAGAATTTGGTATTATTAGACAGTTAGATTATCCACTGAAAAGAAAAGAAAATTATGGTATTAGAAAGATGGGTATTGACTGTGCTGGTTCAGGTGGTGACTATAATGTGTTTGTGGTTAGTGATGATAATGGCATTCTTGAAACTGTTAGAGAACAAGTAGCTGATACATATAAGTTATATAATATTGCTAATGAATTAGTCAAAAGATGGGATGTAAAAAGAATAAACATTGACTGCACAGGTGGTTTTGGTAATGGTCTTTGTGATATGTTGAAACATAATGTCAATAATATAGCAGTAAATGCCATAAATTTTGCTCAAAAAGCAAATAATGATACTGTTTATCTAAATGCCCGTGCTGAAATGTATTTCAACTTAGCTGACAAGATTAGAGAAGGTTTCTATATTGATGATGATAAGATTAGAGAAGAACTACAATATACTACTTATCAAATAAATGGTTCAGGTAAAACTTTGTTATGCCCTAAGGCTAATATCAAAGAACTAATAGGACGTTCACCTGATACTTCTGATGCTTTAGCATTAGCATTATATGATACAAGTAATATACTGAATACACTAACACCTAATCAAAGTTTAGATATTGCTATGAGATTTGTAGATATTTGATGATATAAATATAATGTATAACTTGTTACACTTATTTTTCATTTGATATAATATAGTAATAGATACAATATATCAAATGAAAAAGAAAGGTAACAAATAAGGAGAATATGATATGCATTATAAAGAATATATTGAAGAAATTACAAATAAAGGTTATAAACTAACAGGTAATATCTTTAGGGATAAAAAACACATGCCAAAGTGTTATAATCCTGTATTACAGAAACTATTGGAACGTATACAAGATAATACAGAACCTTTGACAGAAAGAGAATATAACTTGTATGGTTATCTGGTTATGTCATTAGTTCAAATTGTTCTAAACAATGTAAAGTTCAAATATCAAGACCCAGATATTAGAGAAGAATGTAGAACTGAAATGTATTGTGGCATATTGGAAGCTGGACCTAAGTATTTTGATAGAACAAAAGGTTCAACTGCATACAGTTATCTATTCAGAGTAGCTTATACACAAGGAATTCATGTTCTAGAAGCTAAAAATCAGAGAACTGATATAGAAAATACACTTAGAGAAGCTTATGATGAGTATTTAGCAATAGAAAATGCTGGTAAAAAGATTTGCACTACAGAAGTTGATAGTTACTAAAACTAATTTTTATAGAGGAATTCATAATGACCAAAGTAAGAGATATTATAAAAGAAAGTGCTGCACGTGCTAATATATGTCCTAGAAAGAAAGAATTGCCAGAAGATCAGTTTGTTTCTGCTCTTCAGTTATTCAACGGTGTTTTAGAAGAATTTTCTTCAAAAGACTATATTGAAGCATATAAGAATGAAGTTGATTTCTCACCTACAACTGAAGGAGTTTATGTAGGTGAAGGTGAAGATGCTGATGTAACAGCTAATGGTATTCAACTTCCAAAGAAAATGTATTATAAGTATAATGGTGCTATTGACTGGACACCTATGGAGTTTATTGCTTACGATAATTTCTACAGTGCTACTTATTCTGATTTTATTGTTTCTTGGCAACCAGTTGGACCTAATCTTTATAAAGTATATTTCAAACCTAGATTTTTACAGAATAATCCACAGTGTAAACTAATCTATAATGTAGAAATGAAATATGAAGATGATGACGTTGTAAATTTGCCAACACCTTATATTGAACTTATTACTCGTGCATTAGCTTATAAATTGTCAGTTCGTTATCCTCGTGTTGATACTACAAAACAGAATAGTCTAAAGGCAGAACAGGATGAATTAGAAGCTGCATTGAAAGCAACTAATGCAACAATGCGTATTATTACTAGAGGTGGTTCTCTTCCAGGTGGTTCAATGCAGTCTTATTTGAGAAGTGGTGGATTTATTGCTGATACTTATTTCTAATCGGAGTGTATAATGGCTAAAACAAGAGTTATAACAAACATTGTAGGTTCTACTGCTAAATCTGATTTAGCCAAGCTTGGTCAGAGTTATACACTGAATATGTTTGAAGAAACTACAAATTCTAATGAAAACTATGTTTCTAAAGTTTTGCGACCAATCAAGGGTTACAAAACTGTTTGTAGTATTCCTGGTGTATGTAGAGGTATTTTTACTTGTTCAAATGGTTATAATAATTCACCAATTACATATTGTGTATTTGGTAATTCTTTGTATATGATACAGATGCCAAGTAAAACACCTTATAAGATTGCTGATTTAGCACCTGGTTCTACACCGGTTCATTTTGCTGAAACTGCAGCTGGAACATTTGATAGACGAAGTTTGACAGTAAAAGATATGCCATCTCACTTAGTTATTGTAGATGGTGAATTCTGTTATGCAGTAAATACACAACTTAGACCATCTAATCAGCGTGAAGATTTTTCTGTTATTCAGTTACCATATACAGACTATGAAAAAGGTATTACTATCAAGCCTTCACACGTAGCTTATCTATATGGTTATATTGTAGTAAATGATAAAAATAGTGATAACTTTTATGTAACATATCAGTTTCCTTTCCAAAGAACTAATGATGACAATGAAGTAGATAAAAACATTTTCCAGGTTGGTTCTGAAGAATGGGGTAATAACGGTCAGTCACTACAAGCTTATTGGGCACCTGATAATACTACTGCTCTAATTGCTAATGGTTCTAGACTTTATACATTTGGTGACCGTTCTTACCAAATGTTCCAATATACTTCTGATGTAAACGTTCCATTCAATTCACCTGATACAGCTGCTTATCCTATTGGTCTAAAAGCGGTCAATTCACTTTGCCAGCTTGGTTCAACTGTTGTTTGGCTTGGTTCATCTGATATTGGTAATAACGGTATTTACGTATTACAAGGTGGAACTAATGCTGCAAGAGTTTCTACACCTGAAATTGAAAGAGAGATTTCTAAATTTGAAACAGTAAAAGATGCTACTGCACAAATTTGGCAAGATAATCAGCATGTATTCTATTGTATTTCATTCCCAAGTGCTAATGTAACTTATTGTTATGATTTGACAGAACAGTCATGGTCAAACCGTTGTTCACTAAATCACAAAAATGAACAGGTTGTTTGGAGATATAACTTTGCTACAATGAATGCTGATGGTATTATTTGGCAGTCTTATGATGGTGGTATTGCTGAACAAACTGAAGAAAAGTGGAATGAACATGATGATACTTCTATACTTAGACTTCGTAGAGGTGGAATTATTCAATCTACTTCAACTGCATTCTATATTGATAGTATAGAAGTTATGACTAACAATGGTCAGTATGAAGATTTTAGAGATGTTCCTGCAGAAATGATGATGAGATTTTCTACCGATGGTTCTACTTGGTCTGACAATGAAGTTGTTAGTTTAGGTTATGTCGGTGATTATGACTATGACTGTGTATTCTATGATTTTGGTATGGCTAGACAGTTCACATTAGAATTATCTTGTTCTGATAATATACCATTTGCATTATATGGAATAAAAATTCAAGCTCAAGAATGTGCTTGGTAGGAGTAAATAATGGAAATTACCACATTGAATAGCACACATGAAGAACTAGCTGAAGCTGTTAGAGGTGTCTGGGGTAAAGATGTTACTAAAGATGCAACCATAGTATATGCTGGTCAACTTATTGTTGCTAATGGTGAAGATTTAGAAACAATAAACAAGAACGTAAAATGTAAACATAAACAATGGATTGAAATCGGCGACCATTGCTGGATGACAGTTGTTGAATAGGAGAATAATAATATGCCAGTTGGAGAAATTGTAGGTGGATTTGTAAATGGTGCAGTCAATTTTATAAATGCACAACAGCAAAGAGAACTAGAACGTGAATTGCAACGACAGAAACAGCATGCAGTTCAAGGTGCTTTAGCACAGTCTAATACTGAATATCAGCGTATGATGGACCTTTTGAATGATTATGATGCTAATCGTATGAGATTGGCTGATGACGACATGGTTCAGCAATATAAAGATTTGATTAGTAACTATCAGCCTGAAGTATATGACTTTGATAAGTTTAGTTATGACAAGTCAGTTGATGATTTCATGAACCCTATGGCAGATAAGATTGCTAACTTAGCTGGTTTAGAAACACAAGCTAGTCAAGCTGGTCAAGGTGCTGCAGGTGGAACTGGTGCTATGGCAGGTATGGGTTATTCACGTTGGAAGGCTGCAGAAGACTTGTATAAAGATGCACAAGCACAAATGAATATTGACCGTAATCAAGCATATAATGAATATAGTGATTATATTACTAATATGCAGAATAAGTTGAATACTATTAGTCAAGGTCAGTTGAATAAAGCAAGTTTACTTGGTGGTGCTATTAGTAATGAACAGCAACAGCAATCTGACTATATGGCTGACTTACTTGGTATTATGGGTGATAAAGCATCAACTAATGTAAATGCTACTATTGGAGCATTCTAGTTTATAATGAGGTAATAAAATGGCAAGAGTTTATAGTAGTAGAATAATGCTTGACCCTTCTGTATTACAGAATATGAATAATGTAGCTCAGCAACGTTATCAGAATGAAGTTGCTCGTAGACAGTCTGTATTGTCACCTATGCGTGATTTACTAAACAGTGCTGGTAAAACATTTGATGACTCTATGGCACGTTATAATAGAGAACAGGAAGTTTCTAAATGGGATTTACCTGCTAATGACCCTATTGCTAATGCTGCTAGAGAAGAATATATTAGAACAGGTAATTCAGCACCTCTTCAGAATTGGAAATCTGCTTTGTTACTTGATGCAGCTAGAAAAGATGCAGAACAGAAACAGAAAGAAGAAAATCAAAGAACATTGTATAACACTGCTGAAGAATGGGTTGGCGGCATTGAAGATAGTAAAACTAAAGGTGGTATTACTTCTGTTGGTAATATCAGTAAGAAAGATATTGAAATTGCACGTAACAAAATTCAAGCTGCAAAAGATGCTGGTGTAGATACTACATTACTAGAAGAAAAGTTAGATGAAATTCTTGAAATCCAAACACCTGAATCTAATGCTGATGTTGAAACACCTAATACACGACTATCTACTGAAGTTCAAAATAAAATGAAAGAAGATACATTGAAGGATTTCAAAGATAGAGGTGCAAAACTTGAAAATGCTTTGAAGACATTGGATAGAAAGAATAAAGACTCTGTTGATGCATATAATGCTGATATTGATGCTTTACAAGCAGAAATTGACGCTGCTAATATGACAAATGATGTAAAACTTCCTTCTAAAGTAAAACAAATTACTAAACCTTCATTAGCAGAAGCGAGAGAAGGTTATAAAAGAGGAAGATATACTAATAAGCAGATGAGAGCTTGGGGCTTTACATTCAATGATGACATAGGAGATTGGGAATAATGAATAAGAAAAATATAAGACAATGGCTTGATGATTCCTATGATAAAGGTCTTATTTCTGACGAGAAATATGAAAAGTTTTCTCGTGAGTTGAATTCTACTCAAAATCCTAGTGAATTCTGGAAGTCTATTCGTGGTGAAGTTTCTGGTTTAGGTGGTTTCGTCAATATAGATAAAAACTATAAATCTAATGCTGATTTAGCAGATATGATTGAAAAAGAAATTCCTAATATGGAATATGAAAATCTTACACCTGCTAATAAGCGTGATATAGCAAAAAATCTAAATGTTTCTATTGAAGATGTTGACCGTGGTTTAGAAGAACTATGGAATAGAGAATTAGATAAAGGCATTGAATTAGGAACAAAAGAAGCTAATGAAAATAAACAAATTGCTGATGAATATAAACGTGCTAAAAATGTAAAAGACTCTAAACTTGCAAGCAACTTCGGTAATCAGTATGCAATCAAGAGATATATTGAAGGAGCACCTAGTTGGGAAGTTGCACTAAATGAAGGTTTAGGTAAAGTTGGTGAAGCAGCAAATTTCATACCAACACAAACACCTTATGTTGGATATATTGCTGGTGCCGTAGACCCACTTATTCGTTTTGGTCAAAGAACTGCTTATACACCTTCAGATAATTATGATTTGACAAGAGAATTACTCAGAACTGGTAAAGACATTGTTGTGAATGAAGGAACTGGTTTAGTAGGTGGACCTCAAGGAAGAAAGTTTATAGGTGATTATGCTGCAGGTGCTTTAGGTGCACAAGGTAAAATTGGTAAGGCACTTGGTGATGTTGTAGAAGGTGCATTTGAAAAATTCCCAAGAGCTACACCTCCACTTGCAACAGGACTTATGCGTAAAATGCTTGGTGGTCATAATGAAAATGTTGGTGATGAAGCAATTGCTAAAGCTGAAGAAAACTACAAAAAAGCAATAACAGAAACATATAAGCAATATAAACCATTATGGGATAAAGGACAATATTTACCAGATGATAATTCTAGTGATATTGTAAAAGAAGCATATAAACAATATATGGAGAACAAGTAATATGGTTTTAGGTTATCTTATTTCACCTGTAGTTCAGATTGTAGACAATCATGGTAAACCTATTGTAGGTGCTAAAATCTATGTCTACAAGGCTGGAACTACTAATACTGTAAATACATATCGTGATTTTTCTAATCATTATAATCCTACACCTGTATTGACTAATACACTTGGTAACTGCACTATCATTGCACCTGATGATATGGTTTATGATATTGTTGTAAAAGACAATAGAAATAATCTGTTGATGTCAAAAGATAATCTAACTGTTTCTTCAGGTATAAATCCAGATATAAATCTTCGTTTTAGAGAAGGTTATGGTATTATTATTCGTAAAAATGGTAATACTGTTACTATTGCAATTGATACTGATGTTGTTGCTACTAAAGATGATTTAGCTACAAAACAAAACAAATTGACTGCTGGTGATAATATTGATATCACTAATGACAATACAATCAATGTAGTCAATAGAAAAACATTATATACACAGTGGCCTTTGAAAGTTGACCGTGGTTCTAGTATGGTCAAACTTTATCTTGACCAAGATTTCGTAGGTAATACTACTGAAATTTTACCTGGTGCAGATTTGACTGCTAGTTATGATGAATTTGGTCATAAAATAATTGGTGTAGATACTAATTCAAGTGCTAATGGTAATTATAATTTCTATGCTGGTTATGACAATACTATAAGTGGTAATTATTCTACTGTTTTTGGTAGAGGAAACACTATTTCTGCTGATAGTAATACTATTATTGGCGACTATTCTACTCCAGGTGATTATTATTTTGCTGTTGGAAATGGTGCTGACACTGATAATAGAAGTAATGCATTTGAAGTAAGAAAAAACGGTGATATTTATTATAAGTATAATAATAATATGACACGACTAGCACCATATACAGGTGGAACTGGTATTCATACAAATAATAATCAAATCATTCTAAATAGTAAAGCAAATTATAGAGTGGAAATATCAAAAGAATATACTATAAACAGTGACAATGAATATATAATTTTGCCTATGAATGATGAATTTGCACCAGTAAAAGCTTGGTTGAATGCAAATTACACAAAAATGACTTGCCCATTGTTTTATACAATAAAAATTCAATTTGATTCACAAGTTCAAAATCCTGGTATGGCACTTCTACAATTTGGTTATACTGTTAGTTGGGATAGTGACCCAGTTATAACTAGAGATACACCTTATGTATATATTACAAAATTCTGGAGTCAGTTTTCTGATGCACATGCATCTGGTTGGATTGATGCTAAAAGTATATCGAACACTGCTGGATTTTCTTTAGACTTGAGAAATATAGAAAACAATACAAAATGGACAGCTGGTCAAAAACTAACAGTAACTATTGGTTTTTATACTAGATACATATCTTAGTTATAATCTAATTTTTATAGAGGAATAACATGCCAGCACAAAATACAAATTCATTATTGCAATCAGCTGATACAGATTTGCTTGAAGCAGCAGACGTTGTAGGTAAAATCTATGATGGTTCTGAGTATATCAATGTTGACAATGAAAGAGATAAAATCAGTCTAAAACCTAAAGCAATTACTAAGGTTGTTGGCTCTGATACTGTAGATGTTGATGAAAGTCAAAATGCTCAAGGTAATACTGAATATACTATTCATGCAAAGAAACTTTTGCAAGGTAGTAGATACATTGATGTAGATAATGAAAATAATACTATTAGTCTAAAACCTGAAGGTATTAGTAAAGTTGAAAATTCAGATACTACCTATGTTACTGCAAGAGCAGATGAACATGGTAATATAGCTTATAAAGTAAATGTAAAAGATGATTTAGTTGCACCTACATATACAGGTGAAAATCCTGTTGTAGTAAATAATACAACTAAAAAGATTTCTGTAAATAAACTTCCTATGGAAATCAAAGAACCTTTATATGCAGTTGTTACACCTGAAAAGGTTTCTTTAGGCTGCAATACTGAAAATTCTTATACTTTTTCACATTATTATGACGGACCAATTGCTACAACAAGTATTATAACTGGTGATAGTTCAAAACTTATAGATTTATGGAATTATTCTGATTTATCTGCTGGTGAACTAATAACTGGAACACTTATAGTAGAAGGCTTTATGTATGCTAGACAAGGACATACGGTTTCAGACGATGAATTGAATGTAATATTATTTTTTGAAGAAGATAGTGATATTCAACATATAATCTATAAAGAAATAAAGAAAGTAAATGCATCTGAAATGGATGAAGGTTCTATTATAATTCCATTTACATTGCATTATTCAGATGCTTTAGCTGAAGAACACACAGTAGTTCGCTTGAAAATTGAATCTATGTCTAATGGATTTTTAGCAACTACTGCAAAAGTATTTTTTGATGGTTATAGAAAACAAGCAATTGTTTAGAGGTTTACATGCCACAATTATTGAATGACAACAACATTTTATACGTAGGATTTGACGGATTGGTTCCTGTAGAAACAGCAGCCGATGAAAATCTCGTATATGCTATCAAAGATTCAAGTGAAAAACTAATGTTTGGTATTGATGACCAAGGTTATGCTTACTTCAATAAAGAAAATGAAGACAAGCAAATAGTTCATGTGTTTGATACTACAAACGACATGAAGACTAGTGCTTATATCTTTGACTATGCATTGGTATTGAATGATAATCCTAACGATAAGGTAGTTCAACTTTACATTGGTAGTGATACTGCTACTAATGACAGTATTGCTTGTTATAATGAAAGATATGCTGTTCCAGTTTTCAAAACAATGATGCCAAGTATTAGTCATTCAAATGATAATAATGGTGTTTATATTGAAACTGATAAAAATGGTAAGATTCTTTTTACAGTTGATAATGATGGTGAAATTCTTTTCAAACAGAATACTGTTGAAGATGACCACGTTATAAAAGTTTTTGATACAATTCTTGATGCAGAAACTTCTGCATATCTTTACCAATATGTTATTGTTACAGCAGATGATTATACTGGTGGTCTTTATAAAGTAACTAATGAAAGAACTTCATATCCTATACATAATGGAAAATATCTAAAGCTTGTTTATACTCTATATAATATCTTTACACATGATAATACTTCAGCAGCTTATTGTATAAAGTCCAAAAATGATAAGATTCTTATGGCTATTGATGAAGAAGGTCAACCTATTACTACAAGTGAACCTTTACCTGATAATCACACTATAAGAATGTTCAATACAGTAAATGAAATGAGAAATAGCGCCTATGACTTTGACTATGCTATGACTGCTGGCTTCCATAGTCCAAATGATGGTGGTGCTGCTGTATATCGTGTTGTTACTGGTGTTACTGGTAATGGTATGGATATTATTCAGATGGCAAATAAGAGATGTGCTCAGCTTATTACTGCTACTACAATGTATGTAGAACAGTTTGGTATGAAGAAAGCTGATGAAAACTACAATATTGCACCTATTATTGCACGAATGGTTGCTGTTGGTGTAATTGATGTTCGTTTCCATGCTGGTTTGTATTGGGCAAAATCACCTACTGTTGTAACTGCACAACACTCACTTCATATTTCTGGTCATGATTGTTGGAAAAACTATGAACCACGAAATCATGATGACCCAAATAATCCTAGACAGGGTTCAACATGCATTTACTTTAGAAGCACAAGAACAGATACTGGTGCTGCAGTATTCGCATTTGAATACAGAAATGTATGTATAGAAAATATGTTCCTTTACAACATGCCAAATCCAGGTGACCCTGGCCGTATTGGTATTTACTGTTATATGACTGATAGTTTAGCTCCAGATTGGGCACCTGATGTTGGTCACTATGGCTATATTTTCAAAAGATTGTGGATCTATAATTTTGACCGTGGATTTGAACTTCTTGGAAAAGTAAAATGGGATTGTCAGTTTGACGATGTTCGTGTTTCTGGTTGCCGCATGGGTATGTATTTAGGTGGTGATGGTAACATGCTTTGTTCATTTAGACTTTTCTATACAGACCACTGTAGTGAATGTGGTATAAAAATTGCTGAAGGAACTTTGTGTGCGTCATTCTGGAGTTGTAATTTTGGTTCATACGGTAGTGTAATTGAATGGATAAAATACGGTGAAGATCCTGAAGATTATGATAATGGTATGAAATGTTCAGCAACATTCTACGATTGTAACTTTGAGACTGATTCAGCAAAGAATGATGTTGATGGTTTCTTCGTTAGAACTGCTAACCATTATAATGCTCAGCTAACATTTATTGGTTGTGAATTTTCAGTTCGTCAAATGCCTAATATGCCAAATTCTACAGCATTATCTTTTGGTTCACACACATCAGTTGTTTTTGAAAATTGTCGTGCTTTTGATACTGATAATGAAACTGCACAAGCTAACTTTTATGCTAATAGACACTGTTTGAAATCTACTGGTGCAATTACATTTATTGGACGAAATGACGGTATGCCATTACCACAATTTACAGATGGTTATGAAGGCTGTATTCTTGATTTGTCTATCAGTGGTAATAGACTTCCTACTTTCCACACATTGAGCAACATATATAATATAAATCCTATGAATAATGGACAACAGTTCTATGTTGTAGATGAAGATTCACTTTATATCAAGAAACAAAACGAAATTATAAAAATTGCATAAGGAGTATGTATGATTATACAAAAATTACCAGGTGAAATCGTAGAAAATGACTATATTGGAACTGACCTTGATACATTCATTTTCAAAGTAAATGTTCCAGCTAATTGGACTGGCTATCTTGCATTCAGTGCTAGATATGCTGGTTATAACAATTCTTATGTAGAAAGTATAAATGAATCTGCATTGCTTGTAGGTTCAAGAACTGCTGAAGCTACAAATAAATTCACATTTTCTTATACACAAGATTCTCGTAACATTTATTTGACTGAAGGTGAACACTATATAAAGATTTATAAACTTACTGGTTTCAACGGTATTTCTTTTGGAACTTTAGATTTACCTATGTTTACTGTTTTTGGAAATCCAAAATACATTTATAGAACTTGTTCTTCTTGGGTTGGTATTGGAAATATCTTGGTAAATAATTTGCCATTTGATGCAGTAAACTATAAGTTGAATGATATTGGTTCAAATCCTGGAATTGTTGGTTCTAGAATTCTTATGCACTATGGAAAATGCAGTGATTTGGCAAAACTTATAAACAGTGTAATTATTAGTTCTGAATGGAATGGAAGTTTATATTTTACACAGGGTTCAGATATAACTGGTAATATAGTTTGTATGCAAAATAAAAACTGTAATAAGTTTTATATTGCAAATACAAAAATTTATGGTGATATTGCCAATTTAGGTGGATGCACTAATCTTATCGGTAATACAACTGGTGACCCAGCAATCTATGCACAGAATTGTGGTGTTTCAGGAACAGTTGAGTCATTAGCACAAGCATTGTTTGAAAATGGTAAAACCTCTGGTTCTATCATGGGTCAGTTTGGTGGTTCTAATGTAACTTATGAAGGTAATCTTGTAGGAAATGTTTTGATTTCATTTACTACTGATGGTTATACTGTAACTTTACCATAATAGTAGGAGGTATTCACAATGAATGGAATTGGTGAAGTATATACTGAAAGAAAGCAATACGCTCACTTTTCTGGTTTAGGTGTTTATGACCCTAATAAGGTATTTTATACAGAAGATGAAAATGGTAAAGTAAAAGTTGACGGTGTTTTATCTAAAATTGTCAGAACTGCAGAAGAAATGAAACCTAAAGATTACATTACTCTAGGTGGTAAAGATTATCACTTTGTAGAATGGAATGGTTTACTTGTTCTTACTGAAGATTTGACTTGGGATGTTGGAACATGGTATACAAATCCTAATGCACCAGCACCTATTGGTTATTATTATTCTACTGCTATTTCTAATGTAAGTGCAATAACTGTTGCTTTACGCAATGCAGGTTTAGGTGATTGGAGAGTTCCAAAGCCAGCTGATTGGACAAAGCTGATAAATGAACCGGACATCAAGTTGCCAACTACTGAAAAATATGAACATAATCGAGGAATTACTAAACTGTTGTCAAATGCTGACCAATTTAGAAGTGTTTTTCCTTATCACGCAGATCTAAACAAGTCAGGTATTGGACTGAATCCATGTCGTGTTGCTACTTCTACTGCAAATCAGTTTGACCGTGCGAACTATTTAGAAGATTCAGACGGTGCTCACAACGTCCTTATGAGATATAATGGTGGTTATACAGTAGTAACAGCTAACTATGCAGCAACAGCTGGTGCATGTGTTAGATTAGTAAAGGATGCATAATATGGAAAACATTATTACAACATTAGCACCTCTTATTCCTCCTGCAGCATTACCACTTCTTATTGCTGTAGTATTAGTTATATGGGTTTACTATAAACTTCAATCTATAAAAGCTGATAGAGAAGTAACTAAAGCTGCTAGAGATAAAGATAGTCAAGAATTGCACGATGTAGTTCAAAAGAATACTTGGGAAATCAACAATCTAAAAATGGAAGCTCAACATAGAGATACAATTTTAGATGATTTACGTGCACAGTGTAATGAACTAAATACTAACCTAGCATTAGTTTCTCAAAAACTAGATTCATTAGTAGAAGCAATAAAGGAATTGAAAAAATGAAAAAGTTATTACAATCTGTTATATTCAATCTAATAGTAGATAAAATCATAGAACTTATTCAAAATAAAGACAAAGATAAAGAAAACAAATAAATTGTTACCTTTATTTTTCAAATAATATATTGTATTCTATACCATATTATATCAAATGAAAAATAAGTGTAACAAATAAAGAACATAAATAATATGACAGAATTCCTTATATTTCTAACAACAGTTTTATTCATTGTGCTTATTTTGTTATTAGGTTCTTTATTCTTTGATGAAAATGACTGGAAAACAAATAACAAGAAATGAAAACTAATTTTTATAGAGGTATTATAGATGCTTGATAATACAGATGAAATAATTGAAAAATGTAGAAATTTTTTGAAGAAGAGTTCTTCAAAGTTTTCTAGTCAAGTTACAAAGCAGATTAGTGACTTAGAAAGTTTCAATGGTAATTTTTGGACTGACCAAGTAAGAAAGACATATTTGAGAACTGGTAAACGCAAGTATTGTCTTCATTTTTCTGACTGGTCTGTTCTCGCTAATGCCATTGTGTCACCTTATACACAGTCACCTTGGCACATTGAATTATCTAATCGTAATGGATTAGAAGAAGTTCAAGAATATATCAATAGTATTGAAGCAGATGCTGACATAAAATTTGAACTAAAGAAAGCATTGACTAGAGCAGTTATTTGTGGTGCTGGTTATATTGTTATTACTACAATTACTGATGAAGTTACAGGTGAACCTAAGATTGTTGCTGAATTCATCAATAGACAGGGTTCAGTTGCTATTGACCCTATGTGTGAAAAAGTTGATTGTAGTGATGCTGAAGAAGGTGCTATTGTAAACTATATTTCACTATCTAAAGCAAAACGTCTTTATGGTGAAGATGTAGTTCCTTATAAGTTTCCTGAAAATCAACCTAAAATGAATTTCGTTGGTATTGACCAGTGGGAGAATTTGACTGATTGTTTACAGATTGTTTCTTATTATGTCAAGAATGAAAATGGAACAGTTGACTATTACAAGATTTGTGGTAACTATGTAGTTGAAGCTCTTGAATTACCTATTCGTCATATTCCTATTGTTCGTTTTGCTGGATATGAAAAGTATGATACTAAGGGTGTCAAATATGCTGGTATTGTAGATAAGACTTGGTCACTTCAGCTTGGTCTGAACATTGCATATTCTACTTTGATGGAAAGAGCAAATCGTTCTATCAAGGCTAATGTCATTATGTCTACACAAGCTGCACAAAACCTTGATAAGTATTATGAAAAGAAAGAAGACGAAGATGGTTCAGTTATCATGTATAACCAAGGTGCTGATGTGCCACAAGTTATTCGTGAAAGTTTTGAAACGGGTGACCTAAGTGCAGTTATTACTAATACTCGTAACTTGATTGCAGATGTTATTGGTATTCCATTAGCTGGTATTATCGGTGATGAAAGTAAGACTGCTACTGAAATTCTTATTCAAAATAATAATAAACAGTCAAATGTAGCTGTATTCTATGATAATGCTTATAAAGCAAATAGAACTATTGGCAAGGTCATTGTAGAACTTTTGAATAATGCAGTTGATATTCCATTTGAACTAGAAAATGGACCTGATGTTATTACAAACAATTTGAAGCATCGTCAAGAATTGAATGCTGTTGCTCAGTTGATGCCACCTGAAATGCAACCACTTGTTGCTATTCACATGTGTAATACTATTGATAGTGATTATGTTGAAGGTGTAAAATCTGATATTATTGCTAACTTAGGACAGAATTTGAAGTTAGTTTCTGAACAACCTACTGACCCAGTTGCTATTCATGAACTTGAACAGATGAAGGCTACACTTGATAATGCAATGCAGCAACTTGAAATGCTTGATAATGAAAATAAACAGTTGAAGTTGAATGCACAAGCTATGGCACTTGAACTACAGAATAGTAAAGAAAAGAATATGATTGACTTAGCAAAGCATCAAGATAGTATGAAACTTCAAACTGCTAAACTTGAATTAGAAGCAGAAAAACAAGGTGTAGATATTCAACTTGATATTGCTGATAAACAATCTGAATTAGCTAAAGAAGCAGTAGAAATAGAAGAAAAGAAATATGATATTGCTAAAGAAGCATTAGGAGTAGTCTAATATGGATTTTGGTAATGGACATGGATTAGGTAAAGCAACAAGAAATATGTTGCTGAATCCTTATGCTAAAGATGCTGCATATCGTCAAACACCTGAAGAACATGAAGCTCTAATTCATAAGTATGAAAGACCAGGTCAAACACCTATGGAAAGGCTGCTTGCCACTCAACGCGGATTAGATGAAGAAAAGATAAATCCTAAGTATTGGGATGACTCTCATCCTCGTTTGGATTTGGGCGGTTCATCTAGTTGGATTGATGATATTGAATACTTACCTGATTTAGGTATTGCTGTAATGCACACTGATGGAAGACAGTATTACTATCCAATGACGCCTGAAGATGTTGGTGACTGGATGACAAGTGATTCTTTAGGTTCTTACTATAATGCTAATGTAAAATTGAAGAGATAAGAGGTTTTATGCGTCAATTTGATAATAGAACATCATGGCTAGACAATGAGGGTAAACCACTTGCAGGACGTGTAAAGTTCTGTAAGTTTCATACTACTGAATTAGAAAATATCTATAATGTCAATGGTAATGTTCCACTTGATAATCCAATGTTTACTAACACACTTGGTCAACTAAATAATCAAGTGTTTTTGTCAGATAATACTAACTATACAGTTCGTTTTGAAAAGTATGTTGGTAATGGTGATATGACTGAAGATGAAGATAACTGGTTATTTCAGTATTCTTGTGATAATCTTTGGGATATTTACGGTATAAATGTTGATTCTACTACATTTCAGTTGGTAAATAACATTACCGATTTACGTGCTCTTGACCCTAATACTATTACTAATAGAGATAATCGTAAAGTAGTTATTTTAGGTGGTTATAATACTATTGGTGATAAACCACAAGTAATGTATATTTGGAATGCTAGTTCTATTGAAAGTGATAATGGTGGTTCTGTTATCAAAGTTGCTACTATATCTACTGGTAGATGGGAACTCGTAAATACATTTGGTGCAAATGGAATTGATGTTCGTCACTTCGGTGTATTTGGTGCTGATTCTATTGCTGATGCTACTGATGTTATGTCACTTCAAATCGGTTATGCTAATAGTTATGCACAGTCAGTTGGATTGCCACTTTATTTCCCAGCAAATGATGGACTAACTTGGTATAAAATAAACAATATAAACTTGTATGGTGCTATCTTTGCTCAAGAAACAAAAGTATTTGGTAAGACTGGTTCAAGTTCAACTATTACTGTTACTGACGATACTTCTTATCTTGATGTTTATACAAATGCAAGTAATAAAGCAGTATTTACTATTACTGGACCTACTGTAAAAACTTCTTGGGGTAAAAATTCTACAAATTGTATTTTCAATCCTACATATAAGTTGATTGTTGATAGTGTTATAAACACAAATAACAAATCTTTTAGCAATATAATTGTAGATTGTCAATATGAACTTGTAGAAAATGTTTCTTTGACTAACTGTCAAATCAATGCAGTCAAGAAGTTAGGTGATAGTTCTACATTTATTGGTTGTAAACTAACAGAAAGTATGTTTAGTGATTCTTGTGATTATGACACTATAACTGTATATGATAGTGATATTATTGACATTGATGATTGGCCTACTACTTCTAAATGGTTGAAACTTGTAACACAGAATACAGCAAAACCTCTTGATTTCAAGGGAAGAACTGTTGATAATACATGTTATGTTGGTTGGTCAATTTGTCAATATCGTAATGCAGTGTTTGACAACTATAATGTAGTTCAAGATAAAGTTGCTTTTATCGGTTGTAATGGCACAGTAAACATTACTAGAGCTGCAGTTTCTTTCATTCATCTTGATAATTCTAACATTACTTTCAATGTTCAGTCTTCTACTTTGAGTGTAAGTGATTATATTCACTCTGTAAATTCTTCATTTACATTTGGCAAGAACATTACTATGAAGACTTTGACTGTTGGTAAATCAACTATTGTTGATGCAGGACATATCTATACAGTTACTGATGTTGCTAATCTTGATAATTCATCAATACAAGTTCAGATAAATGCACCAACTATTGCTGCTGCAAAATGTGACCTTTCTAATGTGTCTGCTACTTATCCAGTAATTGTTGATTGTATAGTTCGTGGAACTATCTATCAATATTCTCAATCTGGTGCAGATATAAACTTCATTCTTCAAGGTAATACATTCTATGAAGGTGGAAAGCACTCAATTGGTGCTGGAACTGCTGGAACAAAAGTTGTTGGTTCTTGGATTGATAATACTTCTTTGTGTTCATATCATTTCATTGAGATTGACCGTTCTTTCATTGAACCCGATGAACAAGCACACACATATACTTATGTAGGAAACAAAGGTCCACACGTATTACAGAAACTTGAAGCAAACTGGTCTGATATTCAAATCCTATTAGGGACTGCAGGTTCACCTAAAGTTATTTCATTCCACCAACTTGGTGGTGAAACAAACTTTCCAGTAAGAGCTGATTTCAATGGTTCTATGTATAGAAATGATGAACATGGTGGTGGTCATACAAATCCTGATGTATATCTAACACAATTTGCTATGTTCTCAGTTGGAACTAGAAATATAGGTCAACTTGGTTTGAAGGCTATCATTCCACAACACTTAGAAGGTACCTTCTATAATTCACCAACTTATTTACAAGTATGTGCATTTACTTGCCCTGTTGATGAAAAAGAAAGATTGTGGTATTCTGATAATGTTGGTGTTCCTGCTGGCATAGTATTCATGAATGGTTATACGTGGCGTGTTACTTCTGTAACTAATATGTATGAAATTGGTAACGCACTTGCACTTCCAAATATGTATTATGAATTACCAGTAAATTACCATATTTCTAAATACTAATTTTATATGAGTGTTTGAAATATAACACTCATTTATGGGACCGCATGTTCCAAGGTAGGCGATTGACTTTTGCAAAGTTGATGGATGCGTTCGATTCGCATCGGCTCCACTACTAATTTTATATGAGAACAATGGAACAGGGCTATTGTTCAAAACATTTTCAAATACCCTGGTCAATAGGAAACATCTATTATGATGAATACAGATAAGGTCAATGCAGTATATGAAAAGTATGCTGGCAAATCTGATACCAACACTGACAAAGTTGAAACCGAGGCTAAAGTTGAAACCAAAGCAGAAGAGGTAAAAGAAGAAACCGTTGCAACTGGGACAAATCAGGTTTCTGACGCAAATACAGAAAAAGATAATAACGAAAAAACCCCAGATACAACTAAGGTAGAAACAACCCAGCCAGTTGAAAAAGAAGCCAAAGTTGATAAGAAGCCACATTACACTAAACAAGAACAGATTGATTATGCTTTCCAAAAGAAACAGGCAAAAATCAAACGTCTTGAACAGCGTAATAAAGAACTTGAAGAAGAAATCAAGAAGTATAAAGGCTTGAAGCTAGAAGATTTCAAAGGTAATACACAGGAATATCTTGACTACGCAGTAGATTATAAAGATAAGCAACGTGAATTAGCAAGAAATCAGGAAGAAATAAAATCTGAACAACTAGCAGAATATGATGAATTGAATAATAAGCGTATTGCTGAATGTTTTCCAGACGAAAAGGAACAGAAGATTTTCAGAGCTATTATTCAGCAAAATGGTCAGTCATTCTTGCAAAAGTTAGATACATACGACCCTGAAGGTGCAGTTCTTAGTTACTTAGATGATTGTGATATTTCTCCTTTGGTTACAAGAATTCTTATTAGTTCGCCTGAATATCTAAATGAAGTTCTTTCTAAACGTTCACCATTTGGCAAATATAATGCTATGGATAAGTTGGCTCAGAGAGTTCAGTATGCTCGTGAAGAAATGAAGAAACGTGCTGAAGCTACTGCTAATAATACAGAAACAGAAGTAAAAGCAAAACCTAGTATTCCAGTAGTTGGTTCAGTCACAAAATCAGAAGATACTAAAGATTCTAAACCTGTATTTGACCCTAATCAAATACTACACAAATTGAAAACAAAAAACAAATATCATAAATAGTGGTCTTATTGACCAAGGAGAATAATTATTATGGCAAATTCTTTTATTACTAACAAACTTGCAACAATGGTTGCTATTCGTGCTGCAGAAGCAGGTGCTTTCTTGACAGTTGGTTCTAAAAAGTATTTCAAGAACCAGATTGCTGACAAGAATAACGGTCAGGAATATAAGTTCTACGTTCGTGACACTGGTGATGCTGTAAACCGTCTTGCTTATCAGGATGGTGACAAGATTGCTATCGCTGAACGTGCAGTTACTCTTACACTTGACCCTTGGCACGTTTTGATTTCTACTAACGCAATTGAAAAGGTCACAGACGTTGAAGATTGGGAAGATGAAATTGCTAAGCCAAATGGTCAGAAGCTTATTCAGGGTGTAGTTCGTAAGGCTATTGCTAATGACCTTGGTAAGGTTGGAACTGCATTCATTGGTTCTGGTTTCACTCCACTTTCTCAGGCATCTGGTCACTTGTCTAGTGTTGTTACTGAAGACCTTTATGGTTTCGTTGACCCTAATGTTGAAGCAATTTTGACTTCTAACGGTCAGCAATTCGTTCCAGTTGATGCTCCTGATATGTATTCTAAGGGCTTGCTTGGTCGTTTCCACGGTGCAGAATATCGTGCACAGCGTTGGATGCCTGTTGTAAACGTTTCTAAGGCAACTTCTGATGCTATCAAGGCTGGTAAGGTTTCTGCTATGGCAGTAAACGCTGACGATGACAAGATTTGGGATATGACACTTTCTGGATTGACTGCTGGTCAGGTTATTCCTAAGGCACTTCCTATCTTCATTGAAGGTGTAAAGGCTTGTGATACTGTTGGTGACCCAACCTCTATGGATCAGGTATTCGTTGTTCTTGAAGCTGTAACCGCTGCTGGTGCAACCGCTGTTGTAAAGGTTCGTGCTAAGGACATTACTAAGGGTGGAACTCGTGAAATTGCTAAGGAAGACGGAACTTCTTTCGCTGCTGTCTCTGCTGTAACAGGTAACACTGATACTGCTGCAGAAGGTAAGTATTTCACTGGTATTATCCGTGCTGATGGTGCTTATGAATTTGAAACACTTGACAAGCTTGATGCTGCAGGTGCTGAATATGAAAAGACACCTGATGTTGAAGGTCTTATCGTTCACCAGAACAGATTAGTTGACTTACGCAATATGACTGATGACACTCGTTGGGATATCGTTACCCTTGCTGGTTGCGTTGAACCTCGTGCTCAGGTAATGTTCTACGTCAAGTAATCTAAACATAAACCTATAATAATAACCCTTATAGAACAAACTCTATAAGGGTTTTATTTTTGTAATAAATATATTATGAGTAAAAATTCTGATATAAAAGACAAAGTTCGTAAAACTAAAGAATGGAAAGAATTCAGAGAAAATCTGATAAAGAAACAGAAGACTTCATTCATTAGTGAAAAGAAATTGATAAAAGGTGCTAACTGTCATCACTTAGACTTAGATGTAAATCACTATGATATATTTGATGATGAACACCAAGTTATGTTGAACAAAAAAGACCACGAAGTATTACACTACATATATGGAGATGAAAAATCATGGCAAAAACAAAATTGGAAAAGAAAGTTAGAGAGATTGAAACTTCTATGCGAGATGATGGACAAATTCCAAAGACCTCAACAGAACAACGATTAGAAACTATAGAAAAACTATTAGCTGAAATAGTTGAAATTCTAAAGAGAAAGCATCCTAGTTCAACTGATATATTTGGTAGCAAATAATGTATTTTACACTAGAACATGACAACATATTCAAAGAATTAGGTAGATTGTATGCAGAAGACAAGCTGATTGCTTATACACTTGACCCTCGTAAACTATCTAATGGTTTGTATACAGTCAATATGACATATAGTCCAAAATTTGCTACTAATCTACCTCATATATTCAATGACACATTTCCTTTATCAAGAGGTTTCAGAATACATGCAGGTAATACTCTAAAAGACTCAAATGGCTGTATTCTTGTTGGTAATAATATACAAATAGACTTAGCTAATAAAATAACTTTATTGAATAGTAAAGCAACATTATCAAAAATACTTTCTTTACTAGATAAATCAGATAATAAACTAATGATTATATAATAAAAAATCCAGTGACTCACATAGCCAACTGGATTTTCTTTTTAGGAGGATAAACAAAAATGAACAGTAATTTTTAGTTACATATTATTTATATAAAGTATTTTCTAATCATATCAGTAGTCTTTTCTAATTCTTTTCTACAAGCACGTTTGGTTTCTTGTCTAATCTTAGGATTGTTTCTAAAGTTCTTATAACTGCTATATAGATTTACGTGACGAAGTTCTAACAATAATAATATAGTATTTCTATCTTTTATATTATTTATTTTAGCCATATACTGAATCCATGCTACAGAGTCTTGTGGATATTCAGCTGGTATGTAGTTATGATTCCACTGTAAATAACCTTTATCATTGACTGGATATTTGTATTGTTTGGCTAATTCAAAGTTTCTAAATTTGTTTTGACTGTCAACTAATGTATATTCAATTCTATTCTGATACAAAACTGGTTCAATATCGTCATTCAAAGCAAACATTTTTTCTAATACTTCATAAAGTCTCAAAAATCTGCTATCTTTATAACCGTGAATGTCTTTGAACTCTTGCCAACCTTGTTTGTCATCAAAATAACTATTGAACAAATCATGAACTTTCTTGTGGATATTATAATTCAAAGCTACAAATGGATTGTCAAGCTTTGTATATTCTGTATTTTTCATAATGATGTGATGACAGTTCCAATCGTCTTGTAAAGGTTCATTTGTAATATAATCTAAACCTTTTTGATTGTTGAAAATCTTTAGTCTATGGTCTTGCCAAACTTGTGAACTTCTAAACTGTTTCTTTTCTTTTTCAGTCATAGAAAAATCATGTCTGTTGGTCTTGATAAGCAAATCAAATGTATTCATATATCTAATCCTCTCTAAAAAATGAATGAATGTTTTATTCCTCTACATTATTATTTATATAACGAGCAACTTCATTTTTTGCAAAACTATCATTGTTTGTTACAATATATTTATATAAGTTACAGTGTCATTTTTTGACCCTTTTACTATTGTCAATGTAAAACATTGACTTTTATTTGTTCGTTGACACTCACAAATAAAACCTTATATTTTGTTACACTTATTTTTCAAATAATATATTGTATTCTATACCATATTATATCAAATGAAAAATAAAGGTAACAACTAAAAATCTATAAAATAATAACCTATAGACAACCCTAGAAATACCTCTAGATTGCTCACAGAGACGTTCTGAGACGTTTTTATACGTTGGTAATATAAACTATTGGCTAAGGACAAAATGACCTCAGAACGTCATTTCTGGTCAAATAAACGTATATTATAAAAATGGAACAAAAAGTTCCACTTTATACAGAATATTCAAATGTAACTAAAAAATAACATAAAAATAACAAAAAAGTAATAAAAAATATAAATCTTTTTATATAAATATATTGACAAACAAAGAAAAATTTATTATATTTACTACATAAAAATGAAAAATTGTCACAAAATGACAAAAAATGACATTGCAACTTATATAAATATAATATAAAACAAAACAAATTCTATTATTACCTTCTCCTTGGCCAAGGTTCTAGGTAATACTAGAGAAGGAGAAGGTAATAATTCTATGCAAATACAATATATTTCTACAACACATACTTCTAAAGATTTAGCTAAAAAGCACAAAAAAGAAGTAAATACATTTCACAACATTTATTACAAAGATGCTACTTTTGATGAAATTGCTTCATTATTAGATGCAGGTTGCACAATTGCAAGAGTAGGTAATACAACTGAATTTGTAGCAATAGACATTGACAGAACTTCAATCAATATCAACACAGTCTATGAACACTACAAAAATAATCCTGATTATGCAGTTTCTTATTCAGCATCTAACAATCCTTTGAAGTGGCATCTATTAGTCAATCTTCACAAGACAATAACCAGAGAAGATTATAGAAATGAACTTCAAAAAGTTTTTGAAGAAGTTTGTAAAGAACTAAAAACTAGATTTGACTTCATTGAGTTAGATACAAATGCTGATAAGTTTGACCAATGTTTCTTTGGTCAATCAGTAGAAAATGAAACTGAAGTAGTTCTTCCAGGTTCTACAAGATTATACAAATGGTGCAAACAAAATGAAACACCTATGATTTACAAATCTGAAAAGACTATCAAAGTTCATCCTAGTCTAAATTCTGCTGACTATTGCAAAAAACACAATCTTCTAACTATTCAAGAAAATAAAAGATTTGACATTTATCTACCTTCTATGACTAAAGGTAAACTAAAACTTATAGCTGAAGGTCACAGATATAATTGGTGCAAAATCATTGGTGCAAAACTTCTAATGAGAATTTTCTACCTAAATGAAAATTTTGAAGAAAACTGGAATAAGTGGGATTACCTAGATACTTTTGAATGGGTAGTCAGAACCAATGTTATTAGACCAGATGAATTTGTCAATACAGATGATTATAAAGGTTTAGTCAGATTCTTTGATAATAAGTATGATATTCTATTTGATAAAGACTTTGATACAAAATGTGAAGTATTAGAAGGCTACTTCAAAACTTCTAAAAGACAATATAAATCAAGATTATACAATCCAACTGTTTATAGTCAAATAATTCAAAATTATCAGTTTGATAATAACACAATAGTTTTCACTGATAAAGAAGAACTTCAAAACATTTGCAAAGACTATACTATTGACTACTACAAATTCCTAAAATATACAAAATCTTTAGGTTACAATGTGGCATTTGAAGTAGAAACTAATAGAACAAATAAAGGTAAATGTTTAGAAGGTTTTACAGTAGAAAATAATACAGTTCAAATACCTAAAGCATTAGTTACAGGTTCTATTAGAAAATATTGTTCTATCAACAAAATCAAAATTGTTAGAATATAATACTATTTGTTACACTTTATTTTCATATAATATATTCTATTCATTACTATATTATATCAAATGAAAAAGAAGTGTAACAACTAACACAGAATATAAAAATACCCTATGGAAGCAGCATATCTGACAATCCATAGGGTTTTGTGATATAATTGAGTATTATTATAAAAGAGTTATATTATTTATTACTTGCTAAATATTCATCAAGTTCTTCTATAGCATCTTCCTGGTTTATATCAACAGAAGTATATTGTTTAGAACCGTCAGAATAGTAAAGAACTATATTGAAACCTTCGTCAGTAGAATAGCCTATTAGTTTTTTATCTGTCATTTTTATTACCTCGTGTTATAGTGATACAACAATGATAATAAAAAATTCAGAGCTGTAAACTACATGTGTTTTACTCTATCATTTAGTTCAGCAAACTTAGCATTATTCCATCTATTTGTGTCACCTACTAAATAACCAGTTATTCTACGTAATCTTTCAAACCTTATACCAGAACCATACTCAGATTGCTCACAGTTGCATTCTGGGGTCGTTTTATACTCTTCTAATGGGTTTATATGGTCTTCTTCAAAAGTGTCTTCAGACGTCATTTCTGCGTAATCTGTAACATTGCATCTTTTTAGCATTTCACTATACATTTTATCAACAATTTTATCAACATTCATCTTTATACCTCTTGGCAAATGTAAATTAGACAACTAATTTTTATTAGACATTATTATGAAGGATTTACAAATATGGCAAATTATAATGAATTATCTGGTGAAACTTTTGAACCTTATGACCCTAATAAACCATTATTTACTTGGAAACCTGACTGGTCAAGAACAAAAGAATATCTAAAATCTATTATTCCAGGTGCAAATGCTGTAGATTTTTATGCAAATAATCCAGATGCACCTATTAGTGAAACACTTAGTCTTTTAGCTGAAGATTTCGTTCCTTTCTATGGAAATATCAAGAATGGTGGTGATGCAAGTGATTTTATTACTGAAGCTGCGCTTATGGCTATGCCAATGGCAAAACGTGTAAAAACTGCTAATCCTAAGCATAACATGTATAAAACTGTATGGGGTGAAACATTTGAAGAAATGCCTGATGGAACAGTTCGAGCAATGTCTAGAGATTATAGTTATCCAGATAAAACTAAAATTGGTTGGTATGACGAAATGACTGATGCAGATAAAGCACAAATGTTGAAATCTGCTGAAATGTCAGAACAAGCACATAATATAGTTCCTAAAAGAAGTGAAAAAGCATTTATTGATACTTTTGATTATAATGGTCAGAATTATACACCTATTGAGTTTGAAAAAGAATATAGAAATAAGAAGATACGTTTGAATGAACTAAATAGTAAAAAGAAACCAACAAAGAAAGATATAGCTGAAATGTCTGCTTTGACACGTGATATAAAGAAAATGGGAATTTTAGACGTCGTGTCAGAATATGAACAACCTACTATTGGACGAAACGGTGCAAATTGGTGGGAAGCTAATAAATATGTTGAAGATGAAATGAGTAAAATGTATGGACCTTATTTAGAAGATTTACTTGATACAGATAGATAATATATTTTTACCTCTAATAGTTATAGACTGTGTATGAAAATATACAGTCTTTTTATTTTGTTACCTTTATTTTTCATTTGATATAATA